GCCTCTGGTCTAGAAAAGTCAACGGAGCCAAGAACGTTTCGAAATTATTACAAGGATTTGATATTGAATAAGATTAAATTGAATCGATGTATAACCTTTCACGTGGCAAGACATTCATTCGCTTCTCGAATGATAGAAATGGGAGTAGATGTAAAAACAACAAGCAAAATACTCGGACATACCGACGTAGGAACTACAATGAATTTATATGTTCATCCAACAGCAGAAAATAAAATGAATGCAGTTAATAAATCTCTAAACGCACTATTCAAATGATTTCAGAATCCTTGTATAAAAAGATTATAGGATATGCAGCAAAAAGATATCTCTTATTAGTTGGGAGATATGACACAGGAAACTGCATGGATGTAACCCATGATGTTATTTTGGATGAAAAATTTGATAAAGATCGATGGATGGCACTTGTGGATAGATATATTTACAAGCAGATAGACGAATCCAAGAGAATTAAGTATTTCTATCGAATCGAAGATATTATTGAAGTTCCTCCTCAAAAAAAAATAGAAGAAAAGCTATTTTGCAAAAATTGCCAAGAGTTTTACCCAAGATATATCTTCCAATATAACAACACTCTTTGTGGGTTATGTTATAGAAAAATCAATAAAGAGAGGATAAAAAAGAATCAAAAAAAACACAAAGAAGTCCACCGAGTGAAGTATATGCTTCAAAGCAGGGCGTACCATGCCGAAAATAGAGATAAATGCAATCAAGTGGCTAAAGAGTGGAAGGAAAGAAATAAAGATAAAGTAAAAGAATATACCAAGAGATACGCAGAAGAAAACAGAGAGAAAATAAAAAAATACAGGTCAAGCGACAAATACAAAGAAATCCAAAAAAAATATAGAGAAAGAAATAAAGAAAAATTACGCGAGAAAAGTAGAATTTATAGATTAAATAAGAAACTAAAAGATGAAAACAATAATAGCTAATCCTCCTTTTTCGGTCTCGTGGAGCGCAGACACTTCGTTTTTGAAAGATGAACGATTCAAAGATACAGGTAAGCTCGCTCCAAAATCAAGAGCTGATTACGCTTTTGTACAAGACATGATACATCATCTTGAAAAAAATGGAATAATGGCTGTAGTCCTTCCCCATGGCGTTTTATTTCGTGGCTCATCCGAAGGTATCATCCGAAGGCATTTGATTGAAAAAGAAAATATATTAGATGCTGTTATTGGCTTACCACCAAATCTTTTTTATGGAACGCAAATACCAACATGTATTTTAATATTTAAGAAAAGTAGAAAAGCAGAAGATAATATTCTTTTTATTGATGCAAGCAAAGATTTCGATAAAGAAAAAAACAAAAACAATATCAATCCTTTGCAAATAGACAAAATAGTTGAAGTATTTCAGAATCGCTCAGAAATAGATAAATACAGTTATTGCGCCACATTAGAGGAAATCAGAGAAAACGATTTTAATTTGAACATTCCTCGATATGTGGACACATTTGAACCTGAACCTGAAATAAATATTTATGAAGTGATGGCTGAAATAGAAGAACTCGAAAAAAAGAGATCGAAACTTGATGATGAGATAAAGGTATATCTGAAAGAATTAAATATAATTAAAAAGTAATTAGACCAAATGGAAATGCCGGTACCATGCAGTAAATGTGGAGAATGGGTAGAGCTGAACGATACCAGGGAATCCGAATTAAATAAAGGCGAAATGCTTTGCAAGTCCTGCTACTGGATTGACAGCGAGGCAAAATCGAAAGTTCGGGAAATTCAAGATATTCAACTGATGCTTGACAACAACGACCCCGAAGTGAAAGGAGATCGCCGCGGATGGAAGCGCAATATTAAAGAACTTAAAGCCGAAATAAAGGAACTCGGCTATGATTATAACGATTACGAATATTATCATTTTAATTTTTAGACAAAAATGAATCATATTGAAAAGTCAATAAAATTAATACAGAAGCTTGCTACTGATAAACCATATAATTTAGGATTTTCGGGAGGCAAAGACAGTATCGTTTTATTAGACTTAGCAAAACGTTCAGGAGTTGAGTTCCGTGCTATTTACGCAATGACAACTATCGATCCTCCCGGAACCACTGCTTTTATAAAAAAGTATTATCCGGAAGTGGAGATATTGCGACCGCCAAAAACTTTCTTTCAATTAGTTGAAGAAAAAGGACTGCCAAGCAGAACAAGACGTTGGTGCTGTGAAAAACTTAAAGAGCAGTACGGAATAGGAAATCGAAGCTTAGAAGGAATGCGCAGGGAAGAATCCCCCAAGCGTGGATTGTATGAGTATGAACAATGTGATTCGCGCAAATGGATGCAAGGAGCGGTACATATATTAGTATTACTCGAATGGTTAGAGGTTCAGATTTGGGATTACATTCGTGATAATAACTTACCCTACATGAAGTACTATGATTCTCCATATAACTTTAATAGGCATGGTTGTGTTGGTTGTCCTCTTTGCTCAAAAGCACAATTGAGAAAAGAATTTCAAGAATTTCCGAGATATGCGTTTGCCTTTATCAGAGCAATCGAAAAGCACATGAAGAATAAACCGAATAATTTCATTGCTCGAAATTTTTCAGATGGTTATGAGGCATTCTACTTCTATGTAGTGGAGCAAACAATGAGCGAATTTAAGGAGATGAAAGAAAGTCTTTTTGCTCCCGACTTCAAAGCAATGATAAATAGATATTTAAGAAAAGCAATAATTAACTAATTTACAAAACTTAAAAACAAAGTAGACCATGAGTAAGCCTACAACATTTATAACAATTACCATTGGAAGCAAGGCATATGACTATCCTAAAGGTTTGCCGTTGCCGCAAAAGGGAGATAGAGTAATGTTTGATGACAACGGATATGTAACAGTGTCGCATACACAACATCAAATTATGTTTGATGAAAAAATGAAAAACGTAATGAATTTGATTACAATTCAAACTGAGCTTGATTAAACAAACTTAAAAATAAGGTAGACCATTTAATTTAAATAATATGAACAATTTAGAACTAACAGATCAAGAAGTAAGACAATTACACAAAGCCGATCCTAATTGGAGACCAGCGTTGGAGAGACAATTTGGTAAAGAATTTTTCTCTCAAGATGTTACAGAGAGAATAAACGGATTAGAAGATATGTTTCGTGAAGCAGATCGACCGGTAGTAGAAAATTTCGGAGATGTTCCGGTAGATTTAATTCCATTCATGCGATCAGTTTATGAAAACGTGGTAATGGCGGAAGCCTATAATGGATGTAAAGGAATGGATATTTATAATTCAGACGAAGAAAGACATTATCCATACTTCGATTGCAATGTCTCTCCTTCGTCTTTCGCTTTCGACGACTCGTACTACGATCGCTCGAGTGCGGGTGCGGGTAGCGGCTCTCGCCTTGCGTTTAAGAAGCGGGAACACGTAGAGCACGCGGCAACTAAACACACGGGTGTATTCAGAAAAATGTTAGAATCATAATTAAAAAAAACAAACACATGAAAAATTTAAGAGAACAATTAGAAGAGAGATTATCAAGTATCGAAAATGCCTACAATGAAGTAGGAGAATCAAAAATTGACTTTTCTATCTTTCTGGAAGGGAAAAGAGAATACAAAGAAGCTCAATACGATGCTGAAATACTTGTCGAAGCAGCTCGTAAAATTGAACGTGAAAATGGTTCAGGAGAAATTGATTGGAATAATCATAATCAAAGAAAATGGGTTCCTTGGTTCATAATGTCTCCTTCGTCTTTCGCTTTCCACGGCTCGCACTGCGCTTACTCGTTTGCGGCTGCGGGTAGCGGCTCTCGCCTTCGCGTACTGAACGAAGAAACGGCGGATTTTCTCGGAGAGAAATTTCCGGAAACGTGGGAGCGTTTGCAATTAAAATAAATATTCACAGGTTGTTTGTCTTTTGGGTGCTCTCCTTCGTCTTTCGCTTTCAACAACTCGAACTACGATAACTCGAATGCGAATGCAGGTAGCAGCTCTCACCTATACTGTAGAATAATATCACAAAGACAAAGACCTTGCCTCTTGGCAAAAAATAAAGATTCAAAAGGAGCTGGTAGGAGAAATTCGAACGCCCCGAACGAAGTAAAGGCACATGAAACGAACAGGAAATTTATACGATAAAATATATACATTTGATGATAAGAAAATATTTGCAGTCACTCAAGTGTCTATCACTGACGTGTTAAATTGTGAAATCCAAGTGCTTGGATATGAATCCGGGATAAAAACATCCCAAGGAGATAATCGCTATATAGTAAAAATCATACATGATGGAATTGAGTGTAAATTTTTTACTAATTCATCACATCTAAAAGAAGCATTAGATAGAATTCCTAAAGAAGAATTCCCTTTTATGACTATAATTAAGCAACAGAAGTATGGTTCTGGGAATGCCAAAGCAATATATTTTACATAATAGATGTAATTTATAATCTTTTTCTAAATGGTTTCAGGGAGGTTCGATTCCTCCCATAGGAACAAATAATCTTCATGCCGGCGTGGGATTTGATTTACTAATATTAAAATCAAATTACCATGAAAACAGCTTTCAATTCTTACGAGGACAATAAAATCATATCCTTGTATAAGGAAAATCCTTTTCCATTAAAAACAAATAAGAAATTATTTTGTGAATTTATCAGTGAGTACATTGAGCGTAAGCATGTCACTAAGTCTTCAAGAGCCGGCTATAAATCTATAGGCGATCATATATTAAAGTATTGTAATAAGTACGACAAACCTTATCCGTTTACAAACTCGATAGGAGTTGAATTTACGGAAAATTTTGTTTATTACCTTCAGTGTGATTGCAATCTAATGCTAAATACAGTGGTTGGTATGCTTGAGAAGCTCCGGGCATTACTTAATAAAGCAGCTTTATACGGTCATCCGATTGACAATACATTCCGGGAGGTAAAACTAAAATCGGAAGAATCCTATTCCGTTTATCTTCCGGAGGATGAAATACTGAAGATTTATTTTTTCAATGATATTTTAGATAAAAGAGAGGAAATTGTTAAAGACTACTTTATTATCGGTTGCTTGACCGGGCTACGTTTTTCTGATTTTTCACGCATTGACAAGTCTCATTTTCAAGATAATAACACAGTAATCCGGATGAAGACCAAGAAGACCGGAAAGATCGTTCACATCCCGGTTGATAAATATGTTCTTGAGATTATGGAGAAACATAATTGGAAGCTTCCAAAATGTGGTTGCATACAGGCTTTTAACGGAACACTCAGGTATTTGTGTATGAGAATAGGATTCAATGAAGAGATTCGATTAGAACGAACCGTAGGACTGAATGTCGTTTGCGAAATCCGTCAGAAGTGGGAAATGATATGCAGCCACACGGCTAGGAGGTCGTTTGCTACTAATATGTATAAAGCCGGATTCATGGTTGCAGAAATTATGGGAATAACCGGGCATGAATCTGAAAAGACATTCTATCGTTATATAAGATTTAGTAATGAAAGTATTGCTAGGTCTATGATCAACCATCCGTACTTCCGGAGGAATACATAGATGATTATTTTCCCCCTTACACCCCCTATTTAAAAGAAAAAATCAACTAGGATAAAATGAAAAATTATTTTTCGCTCAATCCGTCCAAACGTCCAAACGTCCAAATTGAAGAATATTTTTCAAAACGATTATTATTATATATATCTATATATTAAATAATTATCTATATAATATATATATGTTTGGACGATTGGAACGATTTGGAACAATTGGACACGTTTGGACGGTACTGCCTTCTGTTTTTTTATTCAATTTGGACGGATTTCTTTAATTTATCTATTATTTGGACGATTTGGACAGAAAAAAACAATTAAAAAATCTATCAAAATTTTGTCAATTCGTTTGTTTTTAGTAACTTAGCAAAAATAATATGCCTTATTTTTTGGACGTTTGGACGTTTGGACGTTTGGAACAAAAAAACACGGATATACAAAACAAAAATATTTTTTTACTATAAAAATTACATTAGTATGATTACCACTCGGATTGAAGTAAAGCCACATATTAAAGAGTATCTTCTTGGTAAATTTTGTGGACATGAAGAATCTCCAGTAAAGTTTCCTGATAAATTAGATGTTTATCATACAATTTGGGATCTAACGGAAAAAAGACCGGTTAATTGTTCTCCTGATTCCGGAAATTTGGAAATTGTATTACCGGATCGGCGTGAAGGAAAATCCCCGGAAACATATAATTATCTTGGCAGGAGATCACATAAAATTATTGGACGAAAAATTGAAAATTTATTTCTTTCGGAACTTCACGATATGTTAACTGAAGAAAAACATAGGTATGGAATAACGTATATTGACTCGATCTTTAATTTTATGAAAAAATATGGAATAACATCTATATCCGAAGAAACGCTTTGGAAAGATTATTATCGTTGGAAAGCTTATCTTCGCAGGCGTAAAAAAAGAGGCTACAAAAAACAGGATTAATTTACCGATAAAGTGTATCTATTTGTCCGTTTTTTGTTCCAAAAGTGTTCTAAAAATGTACTAAAAGTGTCAAGTGTTTAGTAATCAGAATATTAAAAACTATAAATTTAAATAGAAATGAGCACGATTATTTGCAATTCGGTCGATTTTATTTTTGTTACGGAAATTCAATTGATGATTCCTGGAGAAGTGATACTTACTCCTTCCGGAGAGTGGAAAAATTTGAAAGTTACAGAAAAACCGATTTATCGTTCAGAAATAAAACAAGCAGCAGCCGGATCGATAAAAGAAGAATCTGTTACGGCAATATCTAAATACGATCCGGATGCTCTTCTTAAAAAATTCAGTAATTTTCCTGTAGTACTTCGTATGAAAACAAATAATAACACCTTTTTTATTGGATCACAACAATATCCTGTCATTATTGAAATGTCTGATGATAAAATAAATGATAATTATTCATTTACGTGTAAGTTAGAAATATAAATTGATAAAATTAACCGAAATAGAAAAATAAAATAGTTGAAAACACGATAGCCTTACAATGTTTGTAAGGCTTTTTCGTCCTTTAACCCTCTATATATAAGGAGTAACATTGCGTAAAATTTACCAGCGCAATGTTAGAAAATTTATTTCTTCAGGAAATTTTTTCCTCTAAAATGCTTCTCCGTGAATCAGGATTAAATGCCATAGATAGCACGGTTCGCAATATTATTGAAGGTAAGCCTGTAAAAGCAGAAGAAACCAAAACCACCAAAATATCAGGTGTTTTTATTCCTGAATTTGAAGAACCGGGACAAAATCCATACGATGATTTTGAAGACAATTCTGTAGCCATTATCCCTATTGTAGGTATGATGCTTAAATATGGTTATTGGAGGAGGTATGGTTGTGATGACTTAGCAAACATGATTAGGCTAGCCGACCAGTCTCCAAAAATTGTAGGAACTATTCTTTTATTTAACACCCCTGGTGGTACAACATCTTCCATTATTCAATTGGAAGATGCCATGCGTAATCGTACAAAGAAATCGATAGCATTAATTGATTATCAATGCTGCTCAGGCGGAATATACACCGCTTCATTTTGCGATGAAATATATGCAATGAATAAAATGTGTGAAATTGGAAGTATTGGTACTTATGCTCAATTTATCAATGATTCAAAACTATTGGAAAAATACGGTTATAAAATTGAACAGATTTATCCTCCGGAATCTAAGTATAAAAATCTTCCTGAACGTGAAGCCTTGGAAGGCAAACCTGATCGAATTATCAAAGAACAACTCTCTCCGTTCGCAATTCACTTCCAAGATATAATTAAAGAAAATCGCAAACAAATCAATCAATCTTCTGAAGGAGTATTAGAAGGAAAAGTATTCTACGCTTATGACGCTATTGAAAACGGATTGATTGATGGACTAATGAATATGGAACAGGCAATTAAAAGGGTTCAAACCCTTTCAGAGATACAACAATCAATTTATTCATCTTTTAAATAATTTATTTTATGGGAATTTTAAAAGTATGGCAAGAGCGATTCATATCAATAGCGACTTCACTCGGTTACAAAGACAAAGTAAAAGAGGGAAAGTTGTCTGCTGATGATCAAAAGCAGATTTTTGCCGAATACGAGAAAAAGTACAACACTACATTTCAAGCTGACAAAGAAGCTAATGAAGATGTAACTCAGGGAGAGAATGACTTTATTCTTTCTCCAGAAGAGCAAACCGAAATCGCAAATCTCATTACTAATGAAGGAGGCGATGACGATGATGAAGAGGAGCAAGAAGTTCCTGAACCTCCAAAAACAGGAAAAGAAGCTAATGCTGCAATGAAAAAAACTATCATTGAGCAGAAAAAAACTATCAAGAACCTTGCAAAGCAGCCGGAATTCAACGATCCTGCTGTGGTTGTTACAGCAGGAGGCGCAAATGATTCTAAAGTGATGTCAATTGTCATGGGACACACTCCTCATTCAAATACCCATTTGTTTGGGAATGAGTGTAATTTCATGTCGCTTGATAAATGGTGGAATAAACTTACAGCGACCAGAAAAGAAGTAAGCATTGAGGCTCTAAGTGATGAAGACAAGGATTCCTTTAAAAAGGAATTCAATGCTTACGCTAAATCATTGGTAGATAGAAGCAAACATTTGACTAAAATAAATGCACTTGGATTACTTGATTATGAAAAAATGGTATCGGGTACAACTTCTCTTACTGACTATACTGATTTAGATAAGAACTTCGGAGAATATACGGTACGCCGGCAAGATATTATTCTTGCTTTTTTCCGTACTCTTCCTTCTGTTACAAATATCTTCCCGGTACAATCAAATGTAAGAAATAAAGAAGTTGTACCAACTGTTCAATTTGGCGAGCTTTCCCAGGGATACCGCAAAGGTCGTATTTTTAAAGGAAATGTGAAGTTTACATCTGAAACATATTATGTGAACGATGTGATGTTTAAATATGAATTTGATGATATGATCGCACTTCAAAAGCGTTATGTCATGGATTTATCAAAAGGATCATCTGTTTTCCAGTGGACTTTCATTGAATGGTGTGTAATGTGGTTTGGTAAACAACTATTTAATGAGCAACAGCGTAGGCGTATTATTGGAGTGCGCGTTCCTCAGCAAGATGTCGTAGCTAATCCGGCTATGCTTGCTGCAGATGGTATATTACGTGCCATTCAACGCGCGGAGGAAGAATTAAAGGTATTACCTTTTGATTTTGGAGTCTACTCGGAATCTTCTATTGTTGATTATGCAGAAAATTTTTGGGATGAAATAGACAGTATTCTTCCAAATATGGAAGATATGCGTCTTTATATTAACTTAAAACATCGCAAATGGTATTTGCGTGCATTCCGTCAAAAATATGGAGCAGATACAGATTTTACAGGAGTAAAAGATTCTGTTATCGATGTTAATCCGGAACAAATTATTTGGGTACCAAATATGCCAAATAACTGTTACAAGATGTGGATTACTTCTCCGGGTAATCTTGAGAATTTGGAATATATTCCGAATGAAATGCTTGGATTCAAATTCAAAGAAGATTTTGAATCTGTTACATGTCAGTCTCGTTGGATGGAAGGTTCTGTTGCTCAAAAAGTAGGAGTTGAATATAAAACGCTTGATGAATTAATTGCGTCTAAACGTCAAAATCAATGGTTGTTTACCAATTTTTCTGGAACCATATTAGATGCGGATGCTACCACCATTGATGGAAGTTTAAATAATGAGTATCAAACTGTAGGAAATGGAGCAGCAACAACATTGACTGATATTACGAACCTATCAGAAGAAGTAGTCTATAAGATCATTTGTGGAAGTATGGAAAATGCTACCAAAATTGAAAAAACAGGAAAATTCGCAAAGATTTCTGCTGATTGGACTCCCGCAGCTGTAGGTGATTTTATCAAGTTGTATGCAGAATTGGAAGATTACGATGTGACTGTTGATGGAGAAACTTACAAGGCTACCCGTCCTACCGGTAATTTCCTTGAGCTTAACCGTCGAGTTACTACCTAAGTAAAATTTATCAAGTGAGGAATATCTATTGGTATTCCTCACTCTTTTAATAATTATATAAAAATACCATTATGACAGTTATATTAAACTTAAACAAACAAGATCCAAAATCAAAGTTAAATTCTCCAAAGTATAGACTTTATTTGGTAGATCTAAATGACGTAGATGTTGAAAATTTTCCTGCAGCTGTTGATGCAACGATATCAGAGGATGTGTTAAAAGCTGGCAAAAAATGGAATTACTTAGACGGTACAGCTAAATCCATAAATCCAAACGTTGCCCCCGGAGAAATTCCGGAAAATGGCGTGATAACACTTACTCCTGTAATCGAAGGTATTACAAAAGAATCTCTTCAATGGGTGTATGACAATGTTGGTAGAAGTGTTCTTGCTATATGGGTTAGATGTTCCGATAATCAAAAATTCATTGCCGGAAACCCATGTTCAAGCGGCTTAAAATTAACTTATACGGCAATCGGACAGATTGATGGCGTTGGAGGAGGAATTTCTTTACAACTACAAGGGGATGAATGCCCGGAACCATTCTATTTTTATGATGGTCCGTTAGAAGTAGAGTCGGATGAAACTCCATAAAAAATAAACATGATGAATTTCAAAGAAAAAAATGACTTTTTAGTCAAACATACTGCAGGAGAACATTTTTTAAAGGACTTAGAATTATTCAAAATTCATTGTCCAAATTCCAGACTGCATATAGATTTGAAAAGAGTAAATTCATTCAATAAAAAAAAGTTGGATGGTTTAATGCTTTATGAACTTCTGGGCAAAGTTTCTCCGGAAGAAATTTTGAAAAATCGTGCAATAGAAACATCTAAAGATGATGTTTCTATCCTTAATTCCGTAGAAGAGGTTAAAACTTTATTTGAAGATACGAACATTGATATGGATGATTTTCCAAATGAGACATTATCTATATTTGTAGGACTGAAAAAAGAAGATGTATCTCCTTTTGTTGAATTTATGGAAAGCATCTACGCAATGGCTCCTAAACAGGTAGAGACCATTGAAGAGGTGCAAACTATTGTCGAAGAATCAGAAATTTCTATTGATGGAATTAGCGAGGAATTTACTCTTTTATTAGTTGGTAAAACTAAAGATGAAATTTTAAAGATACTTACATTTATAGAAGCATATTCTTCTGGTTTTACTCAAAAGAAATCAGAATCTACTGATGGTGTTTCTTCGGAAGAAATATCAGAAGAAGATAAATCACAAGAAGAGTTATCTGATGAAGTTTCAAACCTTGAAAACAAGGAGGAACTCTTAGAAGAAAAGAATCAAGAGTTGGAAGATAAGGAACAGGAATTATCAGAAAAAGAGGAAGAGTTGTCCGATAAAGAGTCTGAACTTGAAGACAAAGAAGAACAATTGGACGAGAAGGCTCAGGAATTAGAAGATAAAGAAAGTGAATTATCGAAAAAGGAAGCTGAGCTGAAAGAATCTACTTCTAAAAAAAAAGGAACAAAAGGGAAGAGTTCCCGGAAATAAATTGGACGGACAATAATAATCCGGACATACAACTTTGCATTCTCCTGTATGACGAAAGGGTAAGCACTTACCATCGCATGCAGGAGATTCATTTTATACTTGATAATAAACCGGAGTTAGCACTTGAAATGGTCGAACTTGACAATAGGAACCGTCAGGCGAATGCCGAGTTACAAGCATATAGCAAGCATAAGGTTTTTGCATATAAACATCCTATTGCTATCCAACGAAAACAATATGATGAAATTTTATCTGAATTATATGAACTGAAACGAACGAATCCTGCTTCGCTTCTTAATGAGATAACTAATGTTATTCAGAATATAAAACGAATTAAAAGTAATATTAACACCAAAAAATATAAATCAGAGGAAGAAAAACGAAAATGGGAAGATAATCTTTTCCGAGCAGAAACAAGAAAACAAATATTACAAGAAATAATTAGTAAATAATTTTTTAGCCCTCTTTTCGAGGGCATTTTTTTTGTCAAAAATCGACAAAAAATTACGAAAAATCAACCGATTGTCAAAAAATACATACGGATTGAAACGTTTTGATATTTTTTTAATATGTAAGTCGTTGAAAATCAATAAAACTTTTTGAAAAATGATTTTTTAATTTTTGCGTGTGTGCTTCCTATCCCCGTGCCGCTGGTTCCTCGCCTTGCATTACAAATGAATCCAAAAGCCGGAAATATGATTCAACCCCTCTGTTGGTGCGGTTTCCAATAGGTAAGGAGTCTCACCCTTTTTGATCACCAAAAAATACACGGTTTTTCTGAAAAATATTTCCGATTCAAAACGTCCTTTATTCGCACTTCAATACAAGATAGCTTTGTATTGTCTAAATATTATTAGCTATGGCAGGCTTAAAATGGATAACAGAAAAAAGGAAGGTAAGAGAACTTATCCCTACGGATTATAATCCACGAGAAAGGGATGAAAGAGGACAAAGCAAACTTATTGCGAGCATCGATAAGTTTGACTTAGTAGAGACACCTGTAATTAATTTAGATAATCATATTATTGCAGGGCAACGACGTTGGGAAGTGTATATGGAGAGCGGACGTGAAGATGACTACATCGATGTTCGTGTGCCGAATCGAATGTTAACAAAAGATGAAGTGGATGAATATATATTAATCTCGAACACTCATGCCGGTAAATGGTCTCTTCCTAAGTTAGAAGCACACTTTTCTGATATCTATAAAGATATTATAGACCTCCCGGTAGTATCTGCAGATTTTCCATCATCCGACATGCTTGATAAAAAGAAGCTTGAACAAAAGGAAGTGGTAGAAGATGAGTTCAATGAGGAACCACCCAGAGATCCGGTAACCAAAACAGGAGATGTCTATGAGTTAAATAATCATCGGTTTATATGTGCCGACAGTACTGATATATTGGAACTAAAACGCTTAATGGATGGTAAGCTAGCGCAAATGGTATTTACCGACCCCCCTTATAATGTACGTATTAAGGACATCGTTGGATTAGGAAAAACAAAACACGATGAATTTAAGATGGCTTCCGGAGAAATGAATAAAACAAGGTTCTCCAGATTCTTAGAAGACTGTTTTCTTAACCTTATTAAATTTTCGGAAAATGGATCCATTCATTATATATGTATGGATTGGAAGCACACCAATGAACTAACCACTGCAGGTCGGATTTATGCAGAGCAGAAGAATTTAATCGTATGGAAGAAAGACAATGGAGGTATGGGCTCATTCTATCGCTCGCAACATGAACTCATCTTCGTCTATAAAAATGGAAAAAAGAAGCATATAAATAACTTTGGTCTTGGGGAGACCGGGCGATACCGGACAAATGTTTGGGAGTATATTGGAATAAATTCTTTTGCTTCCAAAGACAGGGAAAATTTGGAAGATCATCCAACGGTAAAGCCTGTTAAATTGGTTGCAGATGCTATCATTGATTGTAGTAATCTATATGGAATTATCCTTGATATTTTTCTAGGATCCGGAACGAGCATCATTGCTGCAGAACAAACAAACCGTATTTGTTATGGTGTAGAGATGGATCCTAAGTATTGCGATTTGATTGTCAGAAGGTATCTCCGTTTTATGAAACAACATAATCAGTCTGTGATAATTAAACGGAATGGAGAAACATTAACAGATAGTGAGTTAAAAGAATTTGAAAAATGATCTATTCCGAGGATTTTCTTTCAAAAGTAAGCAGCTTCGGAATACTCGGATATTCTGTTGAGAAAATAATCGATTTAACAGAACCTGATAATGCTGATCAGTTTCGCGTCGATTTTAATACCTACGGAAGCGAGGTTTATAAGGCTTACAGGAAAGGAAAAACCACAGGAGAGTATAATTTAGATAAAGATTTATTCGATAAAGCAATCAAATCTCATGATACAATATCCAATACTATTCTTGACGAAAGAATGGGTAAAAAGAAAATTAACGATAAAATTCAAGAAAACTTCGGACTATGATAGAGCATCTTAATAAATTATCTCCGGAGATAGTAAAAAGCTTTTTAGAATCAAGGAATCCTTCCTCTTTTGGAATTCCTCCTAAGTTGGCTGATTATATATTGCAGATAAATGAAGCTTCCAATTTGCATAGAACCAATCATTCCATTACCGAATGTGCAAAGAAATTACAACAGAGTTATCCGGAACTATCTATCCACACTTGCAAGAGTAGGATTTACGATGCTATCAATTATTTGAATTCGGACTGCAGCGTAACATCTGAAGCCTGGTATCTTCATTATGCAGATATGTTTATGAAATTATTTGAAGTGAATTTAGTTGCGCATAATTTTCGGGAAGCAAGAACTTGCTTAATGAAGTCATGTGAATATAGAATTAAAGCTTCAGCAAATGCCATTGATCCGGAACGTATAAAATTCAAACATCAGCTAGTTTCTTCGGATATGGAATTGGATCGGATGGGTATAAAGCAGAAGGGAATGCTGAATTCATATCGAAAAGCGATGTCAATAATTGATAGCCTTGATACAAATGATACCGAAAAGAAGCGTCTGGTTGATGAAGTAGAAAAAGAACTTAATATTACCGATATTGAACATGAAGAAATCTGAAATAGAGGATATATTTAAGAAGACATATCTTTCCGTATTGCAAATATTAGTAAAATTAGCAGATACAATGACCGTTATCTGTGAATTAGGACGCGGATCCGGAAAGACTACACATATACTTGCATCAAGATTAGATAGGATACAAAATTCAATGCCAGGTTCAATCATTGTGCTGGGCGCTGCGACTTATATTGATATATTCAATAATATTCTTCCGGGAATGCTTGAGTACTTCAATGAGGAATATGAACGAGGAATCTATTTTGAATATGGGAAAGAACCTCCCAGACATTTCAAAAAATGTTACACAACAGTTACCAACTGGAAGCATACAATATCTTTTGTTAATGGCTGTGTTGTCCAGTTTGCTTCTGCCGACAGACCGGAATCAGTATTAGGAAAAAGTGCAGTTCATATAATATTAGATGAGCTCCTTAGAATAAAAGGAGATGTGTTTTTAGAACGTTTCGTACCTATATTACGAGCAGACCGTTCTAAATTCGGGGACTCTCCTTATTTTATGGGAATAACAGGAACGACTTCAACTCCTAACTTTGAAACTGATGAGGATTGGTTTATTGACTACGAAAAGGATATGAATTCTGAACTTATTGAATGCATTCAAGAGTTGGCTTACGAAGTTGATTTTCGGTTACAAGAATTGGAAAAAGCAAGAAAAACACTTGATTTTAATAAAATAAAAAAAATAGAACGCTTTGTTGAGAGATGGAAAAATAGATTATCCTTATTGCGAAAAAATCAAACATACTACGTTCGTGCTTCCTCCTTCTCCAATATGAAAATATTAGGTATTGATTACATTCTAAACCAAATAAAATCAATTAAGGACAAGGATAAGCTTTATACTTCGATTTTTGCTATCCGGAAACTAAAGGTAAAAGATATGTTTTTTGGGAAATTCGGAAAACAACATTTATTTGATGATGGGTATGACTATCGCTATATTGATCAGATATCGGTCGGAGATAATATAGACGAATCCTGTAGACATTTGAAATATTATGATAAAAATAAACCTCTTGTAGCCGGTTATGATGCCGGACCGTTCTCTTCAATGATATTTGCTCAACGTAACGTAATGAAGAAAGAATTCCGAATTCTTAAAAATATGTGGGTGTTTCATCCTGATCAGCAAGATGAGCTTGCAAAAAAAATTGATGATTATTTCTCCGGAGGAAAAAAAGAAATATACATACATTATGACAGGGCGGCCAATCAAAAGGATCCACAATGGAAAAAGGATTATCCTAATTACAAGAAGATGGGAATCAATGATACGGATGCTATTCTGTTAAAACAAGAACTTACCTCTTTGGGTTGGACTGTTCATTTGATATCGACAAAACAGGCAACTATATTCTACTCTCAGCATTACCGATTGCTGAATCTTCTCTTTGGAAAAAGCAAAAACAATAAAAAGCTAGATAGTATATTAATTGACAGGAATGAGTGCGAAGAACTTGTTTCATCAATTAATCATAGTCCGTTAAAACGGCATGAGGGAAAAATCATTTTGGATAAAAGTAGTGAACGCTTACCATTTGAAGAGCAAGTGCATAATTCAACACAGATAGCAACTGCACTGCTATATCTCCTTTGGGGGGAATATTCCAAATTTCTTCCGGACAGTGATAAGAATCAAGATACTCCTCAAGGTGCAGGAACTTATTTAGGATAATTTTTTGTCCTTTATTAGCCTATGAAAATAGACTTTTTTTGTATCATGGAAAATCAGAAAACGATATCCGGTAAAGAAGCTATCCAAAGGGCGCGTAATCTTAAATACGTTTCCGGTGCCTATTTTACATTGCTGCATCTCACTTGTAATTTTAAAACAAAAGAATGTGGGCAGCTAGTCAAAGTTGAAAGATGTAGAGTCCGTCCGGCACTCAGAGAAGACACTTTTCAATTAGATGGAGATTTGTATTTCCCTTATGAAGACTTAGATACTGAACAGCCTAAGATGTGCTTTAAGAAGCTAATGCGTTTTATCGCTTTTCCACCAAATTATGAACTATTAAAAATTGATTGGTTCAATGGAGCAGAAGATTGAAATAGAAAAAGGTCGTGGATTTGCTACTATTCCTTCAGGAGGAGTAATGACTTTTGAAGTTCAAGGAATTTCAGAACGTGACGATATCCGGCAAAAGGAGTATCAAAATTTATACTCAAGATATATTTTTGATAACAGAACTATGATGGTAGGGGATTTCATGGTTCCACTCTGGGGAGAGGGGCACAACTTATATCCTCAAGAAGTTTTTTCCATTACTTCAGAAAATAAACTGATTCCCGAAGTAATTAAAAAACAAGTTAAGTTTCTATTTGGTAAGGGACCTAGATTATACAAGGAAGTAATACAGGGAGAAGGTGAAAAAATGCGCCGGGTGCGAGTGCCGGTGGAAATTCCTGAGATTGAAGAGTGGTTGGATAGTTGGGAAGACATGGGATACGATTCTGTTTGGGATTATCTAAAAAACAGAATTGTTGACTTCTATTATGTGAACACGGTTTGTTCCAAATGGCATTATAATGTTTCACGCCGTACAGATCGTACTATAAAAAATGCACTTAAAGTTAGAGCATTAACATACATAGGAGCTGATGAAGCACGACTCGCAACGTCAGAAAAGAGTCTGACCAAACGAATAAAAAATTCCGACTGTAGATATGTTATTCTTGCCGATTGGATGAATCCGAATAAATACGACTACGAGGTCTATCATCGTTTCGATCCGATAACTCCATTCAAATATCCAACAGCTGTATCTTTTGAGTGCGATAAAACTTTCACTAAATGGATTTATGCTTTTAATGACTGGTTCAAAGGTTTGTTGGAATGGATAAAGGCTTCCAATCTTTCTCCAAAGTACCTTAATTCTTACTTGAAAAATGCATTAAACGCACACATTCACGTAATCATTCCGGGAAGTTGGTACAATGCACAAAGAGATATACTTCAAAATATTTGTAGTGAAAATTTAAGAAGTGATGTGCCTGTTCAATCCGAATACAGAGGAATCAAACTGATAAGTAATGACAATCAACCTATTCCTTTCTATGAAACAATGTTGGACGAGTTGATTGCAAACGAACTCAGGAAAATCACTTCTCTTATGGCAGGGGAAGGAAAAAACCAAGGTAAACTTTATGCAACTACTAAGTGGGGAAAAGATGAAGGATGGGAATTCAAAGAGTTCCCCGGTAAATTTCAAGAATTTTTCAAAACGGTAATTGATTATGATAAACGTGCTGATCAGGTTACCTTAGCCGGCAAAGGGGTACCTCCTTCCATCTCCGGAGTTGATAAAGACGGATCAATTAGTAATTCGGGATCGGAAGTCTATTATAACTATTTGATTTATATTGCTTCGTTGGTGTGGGATGAATATTTAGTAATGAAAGATATTAACCGAGCAATTCATTTGAATTTTCCATATACGAAGAAAGAAAAGATTAAATTAGGCTTTTGGATTGACATTCCGGCAAAACTTCAAGACACTACTCCTTCCGATCGTCCGGGACAAACAGTGACTGCAGATAATAAGTCAAATCTTCAAAAAACAGAAGAACAATGATAGAAGTACCTTTCAAACCGGAGAATTTTTCTAAAGAAATGAAGCCGAAAATTTCGGGCATGAATCTTTCTTTAGAGTATTACAATATTGAAAGTAGCTTATTGAAAGTAGGAAAACAAATTTCGAGAATAATTTCTCAAAAGTTATACGATCGACTTGTGACTTCTTTTTTTGGAACGCCTGAAGAAGTGGAACTGACAGCAATCGACTATCTTCAACGTGCAATGCTTCATTTTACTATCTATGAGCATAAGATTTACATTGTATTGGATATTAGTAATGATGGCATTACCACTAAGAAGACGGACACCGAAACAACTGCATTCAAATATCAAGAAGACGAATTGGTGGATAATTTACTATCTACAGCGTGGTTTTGGATGGATTCACTCATTCAATACCTAAATGAACATATTGCTGATTTTCCGGAGTGGGGAGAAAGTCAACAGAAAAAAGATTATGATGATCTTCCTATAACGCTTGATGATTTCAATAAATGGGTAGGCGTTGAATTTGCTGGAGGCGAATATTTCATTATGTATGCTTCTTGGATTATCCGGGAAGTATGGTTGGATTGCGTCCTATCAAGAGATAAAGAGCCTAAGAAAACCGATGCGATTGCTCGTGCTGTATGTTATGAGGTTATGGGACGTGCTTGCCAACGGTTAGCATACAACTGCCTTCCTTCTCCCATCAGAAAAGACATAAATAATGAAATGGGTAAAAATCACGCTGCTCAAGCTGATAAAGATATAAGAGAGAAAGTTTCTTCTAAGTTCCTCTCTCAGGCAACTACTTATTGGAATGTAGTCGATATGGAATATAAGAAAAAAGCGATTGCAGAACAGAGGAAAACACAACTTAGTCAACCGATTATAGGAAAAACAGATATTAAAGAAAATGATAAATTTTGTTTCTCATGAAAGAAATCAATCTAAATAAATCAGTTCTTAAACTTCCTGATTCATGGGAAGATTTAAGCTTCAAACAAAAACTATTTACATTTACCATCTTAAATCGTGTGATGGAGGGAGACTTAAAAGCTCAACCTCACACCGGATTATTTAATTTATTAATTGAGTTTACCGGATACCGTCCGTCTAAAAAATATTTTTTGAAATGGACAATCAAGTTTCGTTTTTGGCTTAAAGCGATATGTACATATATTCGTAATATTCCATTCTTCTTTAAGTATGGGAAAAAAGAATTCCGGGAATACATTCATCTTTGGAAAAAAATATATCATCCGGACTTAGAAATAGGAGAGAAACGGAGGGAAATAATCAACTTTAATTTACTTCGTTTGTCAGAGCAGATTAAATTTGTTTTTACTATTGATGAATCTGAATATAAAATCATTCCGCATTATGATTTCAAAACCAATCCTTTCCCCTATATAAAGATAGGACGAAAGAAGTACTACGGTAAACGTTTTGAATTGGATATTACAGCTAAAACAGATGTTACAGCTCGTGAGTTCGTAGATTCATTTGATTTGCTTGTCGCAATTGATAAAATGACTACAGATGAAGAAAAACAAGAATGTATCAATCAGTTGTGCGCTATTCTTTATCCAAAGACAAATAATTATATGCAAAATTCGGTTTCATTGCATGATAAAGCCATGCGGAAAGTAAATCCGATAGTCAAGTTTGGTATAGTTTATTGGTTTACCGGAATTGTTAAGTTTTATACCGAACATCCTATTTACAGTTTGCTTTTTAATGGCAATAAGAGTGATGACGATAGCGAAGAAAAAGTACGCTTGGGAAGCGAGGTAATCCTTATGCTTCAAAAGGAAGGTTACGGTTTGCCTGATAGTATGAATCTGAACGATTATTTTGATGCTCAGATAAAGCATCTGAAGGATGTAATAGGCAAAGCCCTAGGAGAAGGTCTATCGGCTTCTAAAATTTCACAAAAAACAGGAATTGACATTGAAACCATAAACAGACTGTCATGAATGAATTGATAATTAACCTATTCAAGTATTTTTCCAAATTCGTACCTAAAAAGACACTTGTGAATATGTTTATTCAACCCGATGGTAGTCGGAAGACTGGTTATTCGGATATAGAATCGGAAGTTCTCGCTTCAGGTGATAATAATGTGATTGACAGTATTGAGAAATTTGTATTATCAATCAATGAAAATTTTGTTTCTGATCGGATTAAAAATTCTAATGGTTTCATTCTGTTTGTCGAGTATGGGAAGTTGGATGTCATTCCGGAAGTAGAGAAAGGAATTGTGCAATCTTTAGGAATAACCGTAGCTTATAATTTTTCAGACAATAACAATGATAATATCAATGAAATCATACACATGAATCAATGTTTGGAAATTTTATATAAAATTATCCGGAAGATGAAAGAAGAACAAAGCGAGTTGGATTTTTGCAACAATGCCGAACTGATAACTTTTCCTGCAGAAATATTAGTTGTGGATCCAACTAGTTTTTATGGTTGTGGTGGTTGGTGTGCGATGTTTAACAATTCAAATACAGTATTATGATAACAATGAGAGATAAACAAAATGAATTTATTGAAGAACTGAGCCTATGTGACACATGGGTAGATAAATTCACAATGCTTATTGAATTAGGAAACAGACAGCTAAAAGAGATTCCTAAAGGTTTGGAGCAATACCGGATTCAAAATTGTCAAAGCAAGACTTTTTTCAGAGCATTAGATACAGGAGGGTGTATTGATATTCGCGGATGGAGCAATTCTTCAACCATGGCAGGTGTCATTCTAGCAATGAGAATTATGTTTGATAGTTATCCTGTTCATCAATTAGAAGAATTTTCGGTCGATTTTCATGTTAAATCCGGATTAATAGATAATGTTACTCCAATGCGTAAGGAAGCTATTCTCGAAATGATTAATAGAGTAAATAAATTAAAGAAATGAACTTAGAAGTTTTATATGCAGTGTTAGGATCATTAGGCGCAATTGTATCTCTTATTTCCTTTCTTTACTTCAGGAAACAATCAAAGCGGCTAAAAACCGCAGAAGCTTTTGAAAAAGAAGTAGAAGCCTTGAAAAGTACTATTCAAGAACTTAAACAACAAGTGAATTGGGATAGTGACCGAATTAAACAACTGCAGGAAATGTATAATGAGAAAGATGCTTTCCTACATATTGTAACCAAAGAAAAGCATACTATTGAAGTAAAGCATTACCGGAACAAAGAGGCTATTGCATGTGCAAACCATTGTCGGTTTAATCCCGATGCTTCCAAATGTCCGGTAGTGATAAGAAAAACAGCGAATGATAAACAATACCTGAATGAATTAAAATCTGATGGAACGAACTCCTAAACAACATAACTATGGTAATACTAGACAACGGACATGGAAATAACACTCCCGGCAAACGTTCTCCAAAATGGAAAGACGGAACTCAGTTATTTGAGTGGGAATTCAACAGACGTATTGTGAGTAGAATAGGAACAATGTGCCTTCGTAATTTAATTCCTTATCATATACTTGTTCCTGAAGACTATGATGTTAGTTTGCCTGTACGTGCAAAACGAGCAAACGAAGCTTATAAAAAAAATAAGAAAGCGTTTTTAATTTCAATTCACGCTAATGCCGGAGGCGGTACAGGTTGGGAAGCATGGACTTCTGTAGGCAAGACAAAGTCCGATGATTATGCTACTGTCTTATATGAAGAAGCAACGAAAGAATTTGCTCCGGAGTGGAAAATAAGAACAGACTACCATTCCGACGGAGATGCCGATAAAGAATCTCAATTAACTATTTTGACAAAAACAGCATGTCCCGCTATTCTTTCTGAGAACTTCTTTATGGACACTGAAAAAGATTGTAAATTCATAATGTCGGAAGAAGGAATGGATAGAATTGCACGCTTCCATTTTGAGGCAATCAAACGAATTATAAATCTTTAATAAAATCAAATGAAAAATATATTACTTATAGTTTTATTACTCAGTTTCTTCAGTTGCAAATCCTCAAAAGAAGCACAACGAGACGTTGAAATAAATACGGCAGCCGAAATAGTAGAAGTTAAAGATACAGATGTAGAGGAAACTAAAGAAATCAAGCAAACGGAATCTACCGAAAGCAATATTTCTGAAACTAAAGAATCAGAAACGAGTACTTGGTGGGAAAAGACAATATTTAGTCCAGACGAAAAAGTGCAGTCATTCGAGCGTGGAGGTTCTGCATCCAAAGAACTTGAAACAAAAACGGCTCAAATCAATACTTTATTGGAGATAGTAGAAAACCAAGAAATATCTATTAAACTAAGAGATAGTATAATTTCGATGCAAAATGAACGAATTAAGTTTCTTGAATCGGAAGAAAAAAAAACCGACACTCGTCCGGTGCAAGGTATAGAGTGGCTTTGGATTATTATAGGAATAATATTAGTGGTTGGATTAATATATTTGTACACAACACGCAAAATGATTGTATGATTTAGGCTTTTTCATGAGTATTTAATTGCCTTGTCTGTGAAGATAGGGGCTTTTTGTTTTTTTTTGTGTTATAAAACATATAAAATAATTATGTAATATTTTGCATAATTCAAAATAAAGCCTTATCTTTGTAGAGTAATAATTAATAATAAAAACGGCGGCAACGTATAAGCGGCATCAAGACAATGAACGCAAGAATAGCAATCGAAAAAGCAAACGAGAGAGTAATTGATTTAATTGAAAGCGCAAAGAAAGTAGCAGAAGTTAGAAATATTTCAATAATCGAAGCAATCGACTTTAAAGTATCTGTTTATGAGAAATATGCGAAGAATGGAAACGAAGCCGCTGCATGGTACATAACAGGAGAACAGGCAAAAGAAGTAATCAAACAGGGAGAATTTAATATCGTATTTAACAACGATAATTCGTCAAACGATAAAGGTTTTGCTATGTCATTTGAGAAATGTAAAGATTATATTGAAATGTTTAATGGTACAAATGAGAGTTTTTGAAGACTATAAAGGGGGTACGGTTTCAATAGTTGAGGTATCTCGTGGGGAAACAATATATAATGAAGAAGTAATATGAAAATTAAAGAATATAATTTACCTGAGTGGGCGTTTTTGGACGCTCACTCTCATTTAGGAGATGAATTAGAGGGGAGAGTTGTAATTATACATATTCCTTCCGCTACCGTGCTTGAAATTTTTCCTCTAGGAATGATAAATATTTCTCCTGATGCCGTAACACATACTTTTGATTATATTGATGTTTTAGGAATAAAAGAAACTCATATAATTGTATTGCATCATTCTGCTACTTTAAAGACTGATATTGCTTCTATCAAAGAATATATTTTTATTCCTGCTGAAAATTGGTATAAAAATTATCTTGATTGGGAAGATAAAAATATAGTATTAGGAGAAACGGGAGGAATGAACTGA